GCTCGAATACAAAATTTTCATCGGGCATTTCAGCAAAACGATTAGCAGATGATTCATCAGAGAGCGCGGCATCTAAGGGTGACAAACTAGCAGAAATATTTGGTCCACCCCATTGAAGAAGTGTAGATTGCGTTCTTGGATATAAGTTAGTCGATTGTGATTTAAGTTGTACCCATTTTTCTGCCATAATTTACGCCTCACATAATATATTTTTAATAAATGTAAAAATTATTTTATAAATATTAAATTTTAAGATACTTCTTCATAAGTAATCATATAATTATTGATTTGAGTTAAAGAACCATTAATATTCGTAACAAGAGATTTTAAGATTTGTCCATTTAAGGCTTGTTTCAAAGCAGCATCTGGAACAGTTATAGCTAAACTCGTAGAACTAGGAGCAATAAATGTTGCAGCTATAGTATCGGTCGCAAGTTTACCATCTGGGCTGGTGTAAGGCACCGCACCACCAGGAATAGTTGTAGATAATCCGCTATACAATTTATATTCAGTTTGAGTAGCTCCCTTGTGTACATATGCATACTCACCAGAAGTAACTTTCTTATCCAATTTACTACTTTGCAAAACACCAATAGCATCAGAAACTACTTTAGACGTCGGT